TATTCATCAGACGAAAGATTAAAAGAAAATGTTAAACCTATAGAAAACGCTATAGATAAAGTATCTAAGATTAGAGGTGTTGAATTTGACTGGATTGTTGATAAGGAAATTCACGACAATGAAGGACACGATGTAGGTGTAATAGCACAAGAAGTAGAAAAAGTTTTACCTGAAGTTGTACAAACTAGAGATAATGGGTACAAAGCAGTTAAATATGAAAAGATTGTTTCTTTATTAATAGAAGCAGTAAATGAACAACAACAACAAATAAATAAATTACAGGAGAAGTTAAATGGCTAAAGTAATAAGTGCAGTAGAAGCAGCAGTTGAATCAGTTGAATCGCCAAAAATGGTTTCAATTAAACATACTAGAGTAATGAAAAATGCAAATGGTAACGATGTTACTGTTTTGGATTATGAAGAAACTAAAAATGTTGATAGTGCTATATCAGATGCAGAAGCAACGAAAGCTAGATTAGAAGCTGAATTAGTAGATGTAGAAGCTGAATTAGTAGAATACCAAGCAATTAAAGACGCTGAGTAATAAATGGCTTTACCAGCATCTGGAGAAATAAGCATTAATGATATTAATGTAGAATTTGGTAGGAGTGGAACAACTGCTAACAGTTCATTAGAAGATTTATCTGATGGAACTGTAGCAACTATTAATACTGTAAACGCAAGTGGAGATAGACCTGATGGATCTGCTCCACACTCTATGAGTGAGTTTTACAGTTATGACCACGATGCTGCAGCAGCAAACGCTTCGTTTGGTACTTGGAGTGATACTACAATTAGATTTGTAGGATTAAATCCAGGTGGCAATATTGCTAATCACGCTGCTACTACCAATGCTTTAACTGATGCTAGTGGAGCTATGAGCGTAACAGATTCAGTTACATCTGGTGTTGCTAAAGGTAGCCCTAGAGTAGCATTAGGTACGAGCGATCCTGGTACAAATAGTAGCAATACTGTATTTGATAGTAAAATGAAAACACTTAACGGTAATCAACACGGAAGTATAACTTTTAGTGGCAGTGTAACATGTCATGCCAGATTTTGTTTTGCACCACATTCTGATGTTACAGAAAGTGTTATGAGAGATATAACATTTACAAATAACAATACTTCTAACACTACAATGACTTTACAAACAAGTGTTACAAATTTTGGTGGGTTTTGTGTGCATGAAGCAGTACCAGTTAATTGTAAGGACTATTATAAGCACATTAGTGAATTAGAAATTGGCGATATGGTTATGTCTTATAATTTTGAAACTGATTCAATAGAAGAAGTTGAAATATTAAAGATAGAAAAACCAAATCATAGCGATTTAGTTGTATATTATTTTGAAGATATGGAAGATATAACATATGCTCATGGTAATACATCTACATTAAATAGAGGTTTGTCTATTACTAAAGACCATCCTATATATAAATCAGATGGAACTATGGTGTGTCTTGACCCTGTAAAAGCAAAAGAATTGTATGGATTAGATGCTGAAGAAATAAAGAAGGGCGATGAAATAAGATTTATGGACAAAATAAGAAATGTAGATTTATATTTATTAAGTCCAGATGAGACGGAAACGTATACAATATTGACAAAGAATAACAACTTTTACGCAGGTGGCGTATTAGTACACTCAGAAATAGGGGGATGAAGTGGAAGTAAGTAAAGATAGTAAATTTACATTATCTATAGAAACAGCTGTAAGCATTTTAGTTACTGTAGCTATGATAATTGGTATGTGGTATTCCCTGCAAGCAGAAATAGAACTTGCAAAAGAACTACCAGAGCCAGAAGTATCACGTATGGAATACGATTTAAAAGACCAAATGATTCGTGATTCTATTATGAATACTGAAGAAAAAGTAGAAAAACTTGAAGAGAAAGTGGATTCTGTTAAAGAAGATACTAAAATGATTAACGAAACTCTTCTTAATATGAATAAAGATTAATGAGGTATAGAGATGAATTATTACTATGGTATGGCATGGTTGCTTGGGTTGTTGCTATGGCAGTCGCCCTTGCACTCACAGTCAGTTAATTTAAATAGCTTTGCACAAGTACAAGCATTAAATATACAGAAATGTGCAGTAGTACAAGTCAATGCAGGCTGGAATTACCAAAATAGAGTAAAGGTAGAAAAGTTAGCTGAACTTTGTTACGTTGGTGAAATAGACTTAAATAATAAAACAATAGGTGCTGTTATTCAAAAAGAATGGAATATTAAAATAGTACCTACAATTATTGTATTTAAAGAAGGCGTAGAGGTTATGCGTTACGAACCTGGTATTAGCATGAGGTTTGACGAAAAAGAAGTGTTTGATAAAATTAAAAAAGAAATTAAATGAAAAGAAAATTATTCAATACAGATGCTAAAAGATCTAATGGAAAGAAAAAAACTAGGCAAGGTATGAGTAATAACACTAAATTTGGTAATAAAAATAGTAAAAAATATTACAAAAAACGCAGTAGAGGACAAGGATAATGGCTGTAAAAAAAGATTCTAGACTAAAAAGAGCTGGTGTTTCTGGATATAATAAACCTAAAAGAACACCTGGTCATAAAACAAAGTCACATATTGTTGTTGCGAAAGAAGGCAGCAAGATCAAAACTATAAGATTTGGACAACAAGGCGTTAGCACAGCAGGTAAAAAGAAAGATGCTAAATCTAAAGCTAGACGCAAAAGTTTTAAAGCGAGACACGCTAAAAATATAGCTAAAGGCAAAATGTCTGCAGCATATTGGGCTAATAAAGTAAAATGGTAAAGGAGTAAATATGCCATACGGTAAAGGTACATACGGAAGCAAAGTAGGTAGACCGCCTAAAAAGAAAAAGAAAAAGTCTAAGAAAAAAGGAAAGAAAAAATAATGGCTAAGACTGTTAGTTGGATGTGGGGAGGTAAGCGTTACAAGGGAACTTTAATAAGAGAAACTAAAACGCATAAATTTGCTAGAACTCATAATGGCAAAATTAAAAAGATCAAGAAAAAATAATTACTATAACCAATAAGGAGAGCACGTAATGAGTAAAAAAGAACAAACAGTAGATTTAAAAGCTGAAGCAACTACACAAATGGAAACATTAGTAGAGCAGCATAATCAACTTGTTCAGGAAATACAAGAGGCTAACGGTAGATTAGCAGAAGTAAAACAAATGATCGTAGAGCATCAAGGATATATAAAAGGTCTTGAAGCTTGCGATGAAAACTGTAAGGAAAAATGATGGGACCAATATTAGGTAAGGTACTTACTAGCTTAGGTACAGAAAAGCTCATTAAAGCTGTTATAATGCATTTAGGAGATTGGCTAGTAGCTAAGTCTTCTAATAAATTAGATGACAAGCTTTGGGGTGAAGTAAAAAAAGCATTAGCTAAAAAATAGGAGGTTTCATTGAAACTTAAAAAACGTGGTATCGTAATACCAGACCAGCATTATCCATTAGAGGATAGAGCTGCAGTTGAGTGTGTTAAGAAAGCAATACTAAAAATAAAGCCTAAAGTGTTTGTAAATTTAGGGGATGTTGGAGAGTGGGAGTCTGTATCAGCTTGGAGATATAAAGACAAAAAGCTACCGCCTTTAGAGTTTCAACTACCTATTGTAGATGAAGATATAAGGTTAGTAAATCAAGGATTAGACGAGTGGGATGAAATACTTAAAAAAGTTGGATGTAAAGAAAAGTATTTATTACAAGGTAACCACGATCTCTGGTTGGATAATTTTGCTAACAAGTATCCTTATCTTGATGATTACAGCTTTTTTAAAGCTTGTAAAATTAAAGAAAGAGGATATAAGTACACAGAATACAACTTGCCGATCCAAGTAGGTAAGTTGGTATTCTTTCATGGTGCATTTGCAACAACGTATCATGCGAAAAAACATTTAGAAACGTATGGAGAAAATGTTATGTATGGACACGTACACGACATACAACGACATACAATGACAAAGCTTAATAGCAATATTGGTGCTTGGTCTATGGGATGTTTAAAAGATATGTCACACGAAAGTAACAAGTGGTTAAAGGGTAGGCTGCACAATTGGGGCCATGCTTTTGCTATTGTTGATTGGTTTGACAATGGAGAATTTAAAGTTGAAACCGTAGAAATAATAGACGGTAAGACAAGTGTTTGGGGAGAGGTTATTGATGGAAACGAGTAATTCAACAGGCGGTCCTATGCAAGGATCGTCTACCAACTCTTCTAGAAGAACATACAATATGAAGAGTAAAAAGAAAAAAGTTAAGATGAAAACTATGCAGGATGTATTACAACATGGCAAAAAAAATATTAAATTTAAATAACTTTAGTGGAGGTCTAAACGATTCTGCTGCTCGTAGGGATTTATTACCTAACGAGTTTGCTGTATTAGACGGACTAGATAATGAATATTTTGGAAAACTAGTACCATTAGGCGAACTTGCTGATAGAACTGTTAATAGTTTACCTACAAGTAATACAATAAAAGATGGTTCTGGATTGTTGCATTTTAATTCTGATGTAAAAATTCACGATACTTCTGAAGTAGCTACAGAATATTTAGCATACCATGATGTAAATAACAAAGGTGTTAAATTTATAGAACTAGGTACTAACACTGCTAGAAACACTGTACACGGAGGTACGGTTACAATTGGTGATAGTAGTTTTGCTGGTGAAGTAGATATGTTTGCATTAGATGGCGATATAAGAGTATATGGAACACATACTCCATCAACTACTGCTAATACTTTTAGTCTTCCTAAGATAATACAAAGAATTAAATACGATAGAAATCTTGCAAGTGCAACTACATTACAAGTTATTAAAGATCAAGTATCTGCAAATGATATATTTTTATCACCTATTACTATTGGTAGTGCTGGTATTTACGACAATACAATGATAGAAAAAGGTAAAACAGGTTCACCGTCTGCTAGTAATAATTCAGAATTATTTATGTTGGACGATGCTACCTTAAGTTTAGGTTATTATAGTGGAGCGTATAGTAGAGTAAACTTTACATCTACCTTACTAGGAAACATATTAAATAGTCACAATAGCGTATCTAGTACAAATTTTGGGGGAATGTCTTGTTTAGCATACTTTAATGGATCGCCAACATCTGCATCGCAAGATGAAGAAAGTACTATTGTAGTTTATAAAAGTACTTCTGGTAAAAAGTATGGATTGTGGGGTACATTAATTTATGATAACAAACAAGAATCTGGACCTACTTATCTAGGAGATATTTACCAACCTACATTAACAGAAAACAAAGTAAGACAATTACATTTAGGTTTTGTTGGTAGACCTTCGCCTAAAGATAGAGTAACTGGATTTAAAGTGTATTGGGCTTTAATAGATAGTTATGCAGTAACTAACAATGAAGTTACAGGTGATATA